ACAACACGTCTGTACCTGTATACTGTACAGTGTCTCTGTTAACACAGCCAATACCCGCTACTGTATCTGATAGTGTCATAGACGCAGGAGAGGTAGCACCTTCGTAAACAATAATACTATGCTTACCAAAGATAATTAGTAAGTTGTTGTGAGCCGCTAACGATACAATCTCATCATAACCGTCAGGCCATACTTTAGATATATCAATGTTACCGCTAGAGCCTCCTGCCCAAGCAACACCGTCTAGCAAATCTGACCAATAGATAGTAGACTTGTTAGTGTTAAAGTCTGCTGTCCAGAGCCTACCATAAGCCGCTAGTACCTCATTGCCGTACATAGTACTAGCAACGCCGCTAGCGTGTGTATGGTCGCTCATGGCTTCTACAGTGCCTGCGTGATGAGAGTATACAAGAGGCTCAAAACCACGTTGAAAGAAAAACAAGTGATCATTAAAGTTAACAATCTTCCAATTGTTAGCGTTGATTGTGTATCCTGAAGGTGTCTCATCAACCAGTGTAGCTGTGCCGCTAATAATTTTATTGTTACCTACTGAAAATAGTTTGGTGTTTCCTGCGTTATCTCTGTAGTCCTTAATAGCACGTAATGAATCAGATCCTAGTACAGTCTTGTTTGTTGTTACGACAGTGTGGCCCTTACGTGCAGCAATACGACCACGTTTGTCAATCACAGCGTTATCTGCAATCTCTGCAAACGACGGGTCTTGAGCCAGTGGCGAGTCTTCGGTGTTAACACCTTTGAATGCCGGAGCTACAAGATTGATACTTTTAAGTTCTTGAGCCATATCAGATAGTCCTAAAGATCATCTCTTCTGGGTGTTTTGCTGCGTCAATAGCAACAGCGTCAGACAAAAACTTGTCAGCAATAGCAAAGTATTCAGCAGTAGACGTACCGCCTGTTTCACCACGCTCTCGTGCAAGCAAGGCCACTGCAAGGTGTACTACAGGCATTGCAGGTACAAGTAGAGCGTCCGTGTTAGCGCCTAAGTCTGCTTGCCTTTTAATAACATTAAATCTTAAGCTGTACACACCGTCTGGTTTAGGACTAACAAGAACTTCAGTGTCTCCGTTAGCGTCTAGCCCGTTGTACGTGTAGTATAGGGGTGCACCTTCTGATTGATTAACTAAGTAGATTTGTTCATTAAACCAGTCTTTAGTCTGGTAGTTCATAAAGCAGTTCTTAGTGTCGTTAAGAACAGACATGACTTTTACATTATCACTGCTGCCAGTTAGTGAGTAGCTATTGTCTGATGCAGCAGTAGTTACTACAACAGTGTCACGTAAAGCGGACCAATCAGTCGCTTCTTCTACTAGCTTCTTAGCGTCGTTTATAAAGTCACCTACCATTTTAACGTAAGTAGTGCCGGTAACTGACGTGGTTTCTTCTTCACGTAAGCGACGCAGTACATTATTCATTAAGTTAAGATACGTCATACCAACATTCCTCGTCTACGGGTACGCATTAATAATTCTTGTGCTTCTTCGTTGTAGTCTACTGCTGGTGTTTTAATAGCAAGCTGTGGTGCTTCTCTAGGACGGTACGTAATGCCTTTCATAAACTCTTCGTAAGGCGCTCTAGCAGGAGCACCACCACCGCCACCTCCAAACATACCACCGGCAGCCAAAGCAGTAAGGATATTTCCGGCTTGTATTTGCTCTTGTAATTCTGCTTGGTTTTCACCGTATATTTGCTCAAACTCTTCTTGGCGAGTTAGTATGTCCTCACGTTGTTGTTCACCAAGCCCTAACCGAACATCCGTACTTTGTGCATATTGTGCCAACGCTTGAGCTTGACTAATTTGACCCTGTTGAAGCGCTTCAATATTTACATCAGTTCCTTCAAACAGTTCCTCAACATTTTCATTCTGAGCTTGAAACTGAGCAAACATATCAGAACTTAATTGAGTAATGTCTGCGTTAGCAACAATAAGAGCTTGCTGTAGATTCTGTCGTTGTTGCGCTGCCTCAGAAAAACCAAAACCAGTAAACTCTTGTAAGTCACTAATGTCTTGGCTTAAGTTTTGTTGTACTGTGTTTAAGTTAAGGCCAAGAGACGTTAGCTGGTTTTCTAAGGCTCCGGTTTGTGAAGACATTTCTTGTAGTAATGCTGCATCACCGCCTGTGATTTCTGCTAACAGTCTAGCTTCAGCTTCATTTAACTCTACAGCTTGGCCTTGAGACTGAAGTTGTAGTGCGTTGTATAAACCTTGCTCAATTCTTACTCTGTCTTGTTGCGCCTGAGAAAGACCTGTTGTTAATTGTTCTCCTAAACTAGAACGTATATCGTCCATGTTTAAACCAAGAGAAGTAAGTTGCTGCTGTAAACCTCCTGTTTGAGTAGATAACTCTTGTAGTATTGCTGCATCACCACCAGTTATTTCTGACAACAGCCTAGCTTCAGCTTCGGTTAACGCTGCAATTTGTCCTTCCGCTTGTAAGTCAAGCTTGTCATTAAGACTCTGCTCAATTCTAATACGGTCCTGTTCAGCTTGTGTAAGCTGTTGTCCTACAGTCTGTTCAAACTCATCAAAACGTCCTGATACATCTTGCTGCAAAGATATAATATCAGTGCCAAGCATTTCTAGTTCAGCACTAAGACCACCTTCTACAGATGCTAGCGACTGTATAAACGATGCCTCAAGACCAGTAATACTGGACAGGAATTCTGCTTCTTGGTCACTAAACTGTGTAGCAATACCGTTAACAGCGTCATCAAACCTGTCATTAAGATCACTAAATTGACTGCTTACGTCTGTCTGAAAAGCAGCAAAGGTGTCTTCAAACTGGTCAAATCTGCCTGCTACATCTGACTGAAACTCAGTTAAGTTAAACCCTAAAGTTTCTAACTCACTTCTTAAACCGCCTTCTGTAGCAGCTAATTGTTGCAGTACTGATGCTTCAACCCCTGTAAGACCTGCTAAAAACTCAGCTTCTTGCTCAGTTAGTTGTACAGAAAGACCATTAACAGCACTATCAAGTTTGTCATTAAGATCATCAAAGCCAGCTTGTACGTTAGCAGAAGTAGCAAAACCAAAGCTGTCTACGATACCTCTGACGTCATCGCTCGATAAGCCCGGAGGAAAATCAATGTTAGCAATAGCTTCGTTGACTACACCGCTTACGTCGTCTAAAGATATACCAGCAGGTATTCCATCAACAGCTTCTTGGATTAACTGACGTACTTCTTCTGTAGTAGCGCCTTCAGGTATAACAATATTAGAAACAGCGTTAGTTACGATTTGTTCTACTTGCTCTGGCGTAGCGTACCCAGCCTCTGCTAAGGCGAGTAACATACGGTCTTCTGTTACAAAGTTAGAGTTAGCTAAGGCATCAGTAATATCTTGAGGCGTAGCAATATCTGCATCTGCCAGTGCTTGTATTACCTGCTCTGGTGTAGCAAACCCAGCACCTTCAATAGCTTGCTGTACTTGCTCAGGAGTAGCAACACCCTGTAAAGCCTCTGTTAACTGCTCCTGTGTCAGATAACCAGCATTAGATAATTCTTCACGTATACGGTCAAAGTTCTGCTGTGACAGCGTAACGCCGTTGATTTCAAAGTACTCAGCAATGTCATCCATTGTGGGCATTGCATCAAAGTCAGGCAAAGTCTCAACAAAATTGTTGATAATAGTGTTTATCTGGTCTTGTTGCCCTGTAAACTCTTCGTCTAGTTGTGCTAAGAAGTCAGCAAACAAACCTTCTATATCGCTTCGGCTTGGCTCTGGATCAGGCTCTGGATCAGGCTCTGGATCTGGGTCAGGGTCAGGTTCAGGTTCAGGGTCAGGTTCTGGCTCTGGTTCTTCTACAGGTGGCTCAGGTTCTGGCTCAGGCACGGGCTGATCTACAGGTGGTTCAGGTTCGGTTGGTGGCTCTCCTCTATCAGGGTCTGAAACCTGTGTAGGAATCTCAAAGTAGTCGTCTAGTAAAAAGCCATACTTTGACTCATCATCCATCTCTTTCCAGTCACCGGGAATTATACCGCCTTCTTCTTCATAGCGGGTTCTTAAGTCCTCAAGAGAATACTGATAGATGTCTTCTTCTAGTGCATGAAACGAAAGGTCATCTACTAATGACTGATACGTACCAGAGCCTATAGTTTCTAAACCAGTGTTCTCTAGTTGCTCTCTGGTGTACTGACCGTTAAACTCAAAGTCAAGGTCTTCGCTCTCAGCTAACTGGAAATACTCATCGCCTTCACTGCTTACAAAGTAGTTGTTACCCCTGTTGGTAAACATAAGGGTTGGGTCAACATTGGGATCAGTTCCTATAGGTATGTCTGAGTCTGGTTCTGTAGTAGGAGCTGGAGGAAATATTT